TCCTTGTCTTAAGAAAAGAGTTATAGGTCATGGCGAACAAAGTAACACTCCTCCATACACCAAAAAACCATCCATGGAACGTTCTAAATCTGCTCCACCTATGGGAGAGGGTATAGGCAAACAAATAGCTGCTGGTCTTACTGCTGCTAGTTTGGCTGCTGGTGCTGCTAAAGTAGGAGCTAGTGCTATTGATTATGCAAAACAAAAAGAAAAACAAGAACAACAGTTTCAAGCAAAACTTGAAAAGCAAAACAAGGCAAATGCAGAGTTTGAAAAGTACCGAAATAAGTACGATTTTATGCCAGATAAAGATCCAACCATGGAAGGATTTACAACAGAACTAAAAAGTAAAATTATTGATATTTACGATATAGATAGTAAGTTTCCCGATGAAGCTAAACAAGATAAAGTAGCTGATTATTTTATGCAAGATTTAGAACTTAATATGGGAACACCTTCATCTTGGGTTAATGCTAAGTCATTACAAGACGCATCTGCACTTTATAAGATGAAAAATCCAGAAATGAGTGATTTAAATATTTTAGTTGTTGCCATGAAAGATGTGAAAGAAAATAATGGTTTAGGAGCTAAAAATATTGCCAAAGAACTTGGTATAACAAAAAAAGATATTTCATATGGAACTTATACCACCACTTCTGCAACAACTCAATTTAAAGAATCTTTGGTAAAAAACAAAAAGTTGATGATTAAGTTTAGCAAGCAAAAAGATGTTCTTCACGGAGGAAAAGGTGATTACAAACCAGATTCCGATTTTGATCCTATAGAACTTAAAAAAGGAATAGAACATGAGTTTGAGCATACAGGTAATAAAATAATGGCCAAAGAAATAGCGAAAGATCACTTGTCAGAAGATCCAAAATATTATACAAATCTAAAAAAAGCTGGTATAGGTTAGTTTGACATTCTAAAAGAACTTTGTTATAGTATTTGTGTGGGGTTACTGTGAAAGAAGAAAAAGATACAAATAACTCTGTTATCATTATCGTTGTTAAGAAACACAAGATTTTAACTGTTCAACGTTCAAAGACAGATTATTGGATGCCCTTACACTGGAGTTTTCCCGGTGGGCATATTATGGAAGGTGAATCTCCCTATCGCGCTGCTAAAAGAGAACTTGAAGAAGAAACAGGACTTAAAGCAGCAACTTTAGTACAACTTTCAACTAAACTTAACAAAGAAGGTAATAAACTTTATCTTTTTAAATGTGAAGATTATGAAGGCGATGTAACTCTAAACTTTGAACATTCAGATTTTAAATGGGTTGAAATAGACGATCTAGATGATTTAAAAACAACTCCACGTTGTAAGGAATTTGCAGCATTAGCTCTGCTAATTCCTCTTGGTTATTACTAATGAACATTTTAGGCATCGGAAAAACTGGCTGTCTAATAGCAGATAAGTTTAGTTCTTATCCACAATATGAGGTATATAAAATTGGAATCAACATCGAGACAACGAGCAATAGCTCTAACTTCAGCCTTGCTGAGTATTCAAGCGCAGAGGACTATGATAGAAATGCACTTAACCCAAACTTTCCTATTGATGGTTCTCTCGATGTTGTTCTTGTCGGGGATGATATTGCTATAGCTTCTACTTTAAGAGTTCTTGAAAACTATAAAGATTGCACAATAAGAATATTCTATGTAAAACCAAACTATAAGTTTATTTCTGAAACACAGAAACTAACTGATAAAGTTGTATATAATGTTCTTCAAGAATATACACGCTCAAATCGTTTTGATTCTATGTATGTTTTTGAATACGACGCAATCATAAAAATGATTGGCAAAGTGCCATTAACTCAAGTACAATCTAAGTTTTCAGAAACTATTTGTTCTACTATCCATATGATTAACTTTCTTGATCATAACGAACCTGTTATGTCTAACTATCAAGAAACTCCACCTACATATTGCCTTAATACTATCGGCATCATGAACTTTGATGATGGTGAAGAAAATAGGTTATTCAGTATTGACAACATCCGTGAGAAGAGATATTATTACTGTATCAACGAGAAACAACTAGACACAGACGGTGAGTTGTTTGACTTGATAAACAAGCAGATTGATTCTAAAATCGAAGAAAACACTAATATAATGTATGGCGTTTATTCAACGCAGTTTGATCAAAACTATTGTTATGTAGTTTATAAATCCCCTTATATTCAAAAGTAGGAATGAATGGAAATAGCAAATAAAGCAACATTTAAAAAGAAAGACGGTTCTTTGCGAACTATGGTATTTTACAATCTTGACCAACTTCCAAAAGAGGTTATTCAAGAACGTATCAAGGGTTCTGGTACAACTCGGACACTGCAAGAAGGTAGTCGTGTTGTTTATGACCTAGAAGCCAGAGATTTTCGTATCTTTAATGAAAAAACAGTTATTGGAAATGTTGAAAAGATTTCTCTTGACGAAGTATTCACAGATGGTTATGTTTTCTAATGGCGGGTAAGGAGATTTACTTATCCGTTCTTATCAATAAAAAAGGAGTATTACTATGGGACTTGATCTAGCAAAAATGAAGGCAAAACTTGATTCACTCAACAACAAGGGTGGTGGATCATCAAATACAAATATGTGGAAGATTGAGGCAGGGCAACACTCAATCCGTATTGTTCCTACCGAAGATGGTGATCCATTCAAGGAAATGTGGTTTCACTATGGCGTAGGAAATCAGAACTTCCTTTGTCCAAAAAAGAATTATAATGAGAACTGTCCAGTATGTGATTTTGCTTCACAACTCTGGCGTGAGGGTACAGCAAACGAGGACAAGGAAAGCCAAAAGATGGCAAAAGACCTATTCCCTCGTCAACGCTTTATGTCTCCAATCATCGTTCGTGGTGATGAAGCAAAGGGTGTTCAAATCTGGTCATATGGCAAGCGCGCTTATGAAACTCTCATTCAACTTGTTCTAAATCCAGAATACGGTGATATTACCGATCCAGATGATGGTCTAGATATGGTTATTGATTATACCAAGCCAACTGCTCCCGGTGCATTCCCCGAAACAAAGATTACTCCTCGTCGTAAGTCCTCTCCACTTTGCGATCCTGCTTATGGTGGTCCTGCAAAATGTAAGGAACTTCTTGACACTATTCCTGACTTTACAACGCTTTATAAGCGTCATACAAGCGCAGAGGTTCAAAAGATTCTTGATAATGCTCTTGCATCCGATGAAAGTGCAGAAACTTCTTCCCGTGAGATTGTAAAGGGCGGAACTAAATTTAAGGGTGCTGCATCTTCTGTTGATGAAGCATTTGAGGAATTTTCGGCTAAGTAATTCTTGACAAACAATAAAGACGGGTGTATCTTAATAGTATGCCCGTCTTTATTATTATGAGGTTCAAATATGGCAACTAAAAAAACTACAACTACTAAAAATGGAAAACTTTCTATAGCAGAATTAAGAGAAGCTATAAACAAAAAAGCAGGTATAGAAGTATCATTTGATCTTCTTGAACAAAATCCGTCAGAAGTAACAGAATGGATTCCAACAGGATCAGATGTTTTGGATTCTATTATTTGTAGAGGAAAAAAAGCTGGAATACCTGTCGGAAGAATCACAGAGCTAGCTGGAATTGAGGCATCTGGTAAATCTTATTTCGCAGCACAAATAGCTGCAAATGCTCAAAAAATGGGAATGACAGTAGTATATTTCGATTCAGAATCGGCGCTAGATCCTGCATTTTTAATAAAAGCAGGATGTAATGTTGGAGAAATTATTTATACCCAAGCAATTAATATAGAATTTGTTCTTGAAACAATTGAACAACTTCTTGGAGAGTCAGAACGCTTTTTGTTTGTTCTTGATTCATTTGCATTTACTCCATCATTAGCTGATTTAGAAGGCGATTTTAATCCACAATCTTCTATGGCAGTAAAACCAAGAATTATGTCGAAAGGATTAGCCAAGCTTATACAACCAATTGCAAATAAAAAAAGTTCTTTTCTTGTGTTAAATCAATTAAAACAAAATATCGTTATGGGACCAACTGCTCATACTGAAATGTTGATAAATCCTTTTATCACTCCCGGTGGAAAAGCACTATCATATGCTTATTCACTTAGAATATGGCTAACTCCAAAGAAAAGTAAAGCAAGCTATGTTGTATCACCCACAGGATTTAGAATAGGATCGGAAACTAAATGCGTTTTGAAAAAATCTCGTTTTGGCACCGAAGGAAGAGAATGTTCGTTAAAGCTTTTATGGGGAGGAGAAAAAATAGAAGTGTCCGATTATGAAGCGTGGCTTGATATACTTTCTAGATCAGAAAGAGCAGAAAGTGGTGCTTGGTGGAACATTACTCTTTTAAATGGAAATAAGAAAAAATTTAGATCTTCTGATTTTTCCAAAGAACTTGAAGATGAAGAATTTAGAAAAACTGTATTAAATATTGTTGAAGAAGAACTTATTATTAAATTTGATAAACAAACAGGTAATGCTTCAAATTATTATAATTTAGAAGTAAATGAGGAATAAAGTGGTTTAACTAGCATTAACATACTATTTATTATATGGAAAAATCATATATCTACAAAATAACCTGTAAGGAAAATAATAAATTTTATGTTGGTAGCACAGTAGATTTTGAAAGACGCTGGACGATACATAAATCATTATTGAATAAGAATAAGCATCATTCAAAAGTTTTACAAAATTGTTGGAACAAGTATGGTGAAGAGAAATTTCAGTTTGAAATTTTAGAAACAATAGATAAACAAGATAAAGATTTTTTATTACAAAGAGAACAATATTTTTTAGACACACTAAAACCAGAATTAAATATTTGTGAAATTGCGGGTAGTTGTTTGGGCATTAAACGCACAATAGAATTTGGTATTAACAAATCATTATCACAAATAGGAGAAAAAAATCATTTTTTTGGTAAAAAACATTCCGATGAAACAAAACAAAAAATGAAACTTAAATCTACTGGAAGAAAACATAAATCTGATACAAAAGAAAAAATATCTCTTTCAAGAAAAAATAAATATAAAGGAACAGAAAATCCGTTTAGTAAATTTTCAGAAGAAGAAATAAGACAAATAAGAAATATGAGAGAACAAGGTATGTTATTTCGAGAAATAGGGAAAATTTTTAATAGCCCAAGGCAAACAATAGCATCCATAATAAACGGCAAGACATATACAGAAGTAAAATAATCTGTAAGGTTTCTTACACCCAAACACTTGCAATCACCTATCGGTCATGGTATATTACTTATGTTCGATAGGTGATTGTCTTTATGGAGTCTGACCCGAAGTTGTCTCATAAGAAGCGCAGGTATATTGAGCTTGCAAAGCGGATTGCAGATCAATCCGAGTTTAAGGAATATCGTCACGGAGCAGTTCTTGTTCGTGGAGGTTCCGTTATAAATACCTCTTGTAATAAGAATAAGTATCGTGCTTGGGGAGAGCGTTTCCGCAAGAAGCAATGCGGTCATGCAACGCATCATGCAGAGCTTGGCTGTGTTCTTGGCCTTGATCGTTCTATTACCGAAGGTGCAACGATGTATGTTGTCCGTATCGGAAAGGCTGGAATTCTTCGCAACTCTAAGCCGTGTCCTATGTGCGAAGCAGCACTTGAATATGTTGGAGTTAAGAAGGTTATTTATTCTGATGAATATGGTAACATTCAGTCTATGAGGATTATTAATAATGAGAACTAATTTTCCAAAGCCAATTACAATTCCACCATTTGAACCATACAAGGAACCTTGGGAAGAAGCCAAGGAAGGATGCTGGATAGTTACAAAGAAAAATGGTTGCACTTCATATAAAAAAATAGAAAATGCAGATTACGAAGAACTTGAATATGCTGCTGCAAGATGTTATGATATTGTTGTTGAAAGAATTATGAAGTTTAACGATGATAAAAACGGTTTTTTCTCTGCATCAGACCTTGCACTTGATATAGTAAAGGGTCTAAAAGAACTTGCAATTGAGCAAAAGAAAAGTTATACTAATAATACATAAGGAGATTAGTTTTTAAATGTCTAAGATTTATCTGGTTCTTGATCTAAACGATACAAATTCATATACAAATAATGTGAATGTTGTAGGTGTTTATTCGTCTATGCTTGGTGCTGGGAAAGCAAAGCAAAAGGCGATGGCGAAGGCTATTCACGAAGGAATCGAGGATAACTCAACGATTGGATTCTTTGAGAAGAATCTTATTATTAAGGAAATTACTCTGGATCAAATGCCATGACACTTTCATATGATGAACTTCTTGTAAAGTATCCAAAGCTTTATGCAGATCTTCCATATTTTGAGTGTGAGGATGGTTGGATAGGTCTTATTGACGAGCTTTCTAAAAAGCTTGAAGAGATTAATAATAAGTATGCTGACTTTGAAGAACGCATTTATGCTGTTCAAGTAAAGCAAAAGTTTGGTGGGCTACGCTTTTATTGTTATACTACTGACAATATTCGTAAGGAAGACCACGAACTTAAAGATAAGCTTATTCAACAAGCAGAAAGTGCATCATACACTATTTGTGAAATGTGCAGTAGTCCAGCCACCCAAACTAAAAGTGGTGGTTGGATCATGGCTCTGTGCGAAGAATGCAGAACTACAAAATAGGTGATATTGTAAAAGTAAATAAATGGAGTGCTTCATTTTATCCATTTGAGATTTACGATCCCACAAGAGGAATCTTCCCTAAACAGCAAATGTTGTTTGGGGAGTATTCTTTTTTAGGCGTTGTTCTGGAACTTCACGCTGAAATGTGTTATGTTTGGATTCTGGATCTAGAAAGATTTTATTATTTATATTATAAGGATGTTGAAAAATGCCAAGGTTGATGGTAGTCGATGGAAACAACCAGTATTTGAGAGCATATATCGTCAATCCTACTTTATCTCCAAATGGGCAACCTATTGGTGGTATTGTTGGGACACTAAAAATCCTACAAAAACTCTGTAAAGAAATAAATCCAGATCAAATTGTTATTTGCTGGGATGGAGAAAATGGTTCATCCAAACGCAAATCGATGAACAAGAACTATAAAGAAGGAAGAAGTCCTATTCGTTTGAATAGAGATATTCGTAATCTTTCCGATAATGAAGAATTTGAAAACAAAGTATGGCAGCAAACAAGGTTGGCAGAATATCTAAACCAACTTCCAGTTATTCAGTTTCTTTATCCAAATATTGAAGCAGATGATCTTGTTTCTTATGTCGTAAATCATCCACAATATGCAGATTGGCAAAAGGTTATTGTTTCCTCTGATAAGGACTTTATTCAACTTGTCGATGATACAACAATCCTATTCAGACCTATCCAAGAAGAGATACTGAATACAAAAAGAGTTGTTGAAAAATATGGTATTCATCCCAATAACTTTGCAATAGCAAGAGCAATAGTTGGCGATGATAGCGATAATATCAAAGGTGTTCGTGGTGTTGGTATGACAACAGTAGCCAAGAAAATACCCATGCTTTTAGAGCAGAAATCCTGTCTTGTTGATGAAGTTATTGACTTTTGTAGTGATAAAGATGGAAAGACATTTGAAAATATTGTTTCATCTGTTGATAGTATCCGAGACAACTATAAACTTATGCAACTTGCTGCTCCACAAATATCTATTCAGACAAAAACACAGATCAATAGTGTATTAGAATCTTTTACGCCAGAGTTGAATCAAATGGAATTCAAGAAAATGTCTATGCAAGATGGATTTGGAGTGGTTGATTTTTCAACTTTATTTTCAGTAATGAAAAAGTTTGTATTTAACAAATGATAAATAACTTAATAATAGGTTTATCCCTAATATTTATCGCACAGTGTTTGAACTGGATCTCAACAAACGGCCAGTTCGTAAATGATAGTTTTAAAAATCATCCTTTTATAGTTTCTGTAATCTTTGGAACAATAACAAACTATTTGTTTATCTATGCAACCAAACTTTCTATTCCATATTTCGATAATCACGTTTGGCCTGTTAGAATCTTTACGTTTTGTTTTGGAACAATAAGTTTTTCATTTTTAACTTGGATGTTTTTAAACGAAGCATTCACAACAAAGACAGTAGTTTGTATCTTTTTATCTCTTGTTATTGTTTGCATACAACTATTCTGGAAGTAAAAACTATTTATCTTTATGAAATATGACCTTTTATTAGAAAACTGGAACAAATTCTTAAATGAAGAAGATGCCACTTCTACTACAACAACTTCTACCGCACCAGATGCAAAACAAGCGGAAGACGAAAAGAAAAAAGTTGAAGCTCAAAAAGCTCTAATAGATTTAAAAACTGCAATACAAAATATACAAAACCAAGCTAATATATTACAGGCTTCACTATCAGAAGCAAAAAAGAAAAAGAAAGGTAAAGATGATCGCTGCACCAGAATAGCTAAAAGCAAATATGATGTTTGGCCCTCGGCTTATGCCTCTGGTGCTGTTGTTAGATGTAGAAGGGGAGAGATTTGGAAAGGCATTTCTGAAGATGCTACCGATGAACAAATAAAATACCAACTTTTATTAGAGGAACTAAGTTTAATAGAAGAAAAAGATCCAAAAACTGGTTCTGGTAAAAAACCAGAAGGTTCTGGAAGACGTTTATACACAGATGAAAACCCAAAAGATACAGTAAGTGTAAAATTTTCTACTGTACAAGATATAAAAGATACTTTATCGAAAGAGTCGTTTAAATCTAAATCTCATGCCCGTCAGTCACAAATAATAAATCTGATCCATCAGAGAGTGCGTGTAGCTTACGAAAGAGCCAAAGAACCAGATGTTAAAGCAAGACTTAAAAAAGCCCTTGATTACGCAGAAGAAAGAAAAGAAGCTTCTAAGAAAAAAACTCAATCTTTACAAAAAGAGCAACAAGAAACCTTGCTTAATGAAAGATGTTGGAAAGGATATACACAAAAGGGTATGAAAACTATGTTTGGAAAAAAGTACCCAAACTGTGTTAAAAAAACAAACGAAGAAATTGAAGATCAAGAACTTCAAACAATAGAAGAAAAATGGTCGGATAAATACAAGCGTTCTATTGATTGTAAAAATCCAAAAGGTTTCTCACAAAAAGCCCACTGTCAAGGCAGAAAAAAGAACGAAGAAATAGTATTTGATGATATTGAACTTCTTGAAGAAGAAATAATAGACGAAGCGAAAAAGAAAAAACCATATAAACCAAATTTTTCAAGAGAAAAGAAACAAGGGCTTCACGGATGGTTCGCAAGAAATAAAGGCAAAGGTTGGATAAATTGTAGAACTGGCGGTCCTTGTGGAAGAAGTAGCGCAGATAAAAAAGGTGGCAAATATCCAGCTTGCAGACCAACAAAGGCACAGTGCAAAGCTGCCGGTAGAGGACCACTAAGAAAAAAGAAATCTTCCAAACCAATCTCTTGGGTTAAGAAAAAGAAAAAGGACTAATTAAGTTATGACAAAATATTCATCATTCAAAGAACAACAGTTACTAACAGAAGGTTGGAGAAACTATATGGTTGAACAAAGACCAATAAATGATTCAATCGAAGAAGAACCCTCCATTTATGAAGGTGCTCACTTAGATGATGGAACTCTTGTTTGCGAAGCTTGCTTAGAAGAGTTATTAGAGAGCCAAAGAACCATTATTCAAGAAGCAAAATATCAAGGTCGTACTGTAACTCTTAACAAACCCATGAAAGGAGATGTTAAGAAATTTAAAGTATATGTTAAAGATCCTTCAACTGGTAACGTTAAGAAAGTCAACTTTGGTGATCCTAACATGAAGATTAAAAAGAACATTCCAGCAAGACGCAAATCTTTCAGAGCAAGACATAAATGCAGTCAGAAGAAAGATAAGACAACTGCCGGTTATTGGGCGTGCCGCTCTTGGTGATGCCTAATCGGCATATCTCCAAAATAATCCTTTACATCTTTTAATTCGCCCCGCCAAAACATCGCCAATACTGCAAGGGCTACAATTCATATCTTTTGCAGCGTCAATAAGTTTGTAATATGTTTTTACAATATTACCATCTTTATCAATTGATTGTATTGTTCTTCCATGTGGATTATAGTTTGGATTTGAAAGTATTAATTTAAGCTCTATACTGTCATAATATTTTTTATAACACCATCCAAATCCATAAATATAACCAAAGTTGTTTGTAGATTTACATAATGCTATGATGTTGGTGCGATTATAATTATTTCTTAATAATTCTTTACCAGAATTCCACTCTTTTATAAAATTGCCAGTAGCAATATCAAATTGGATAATAGGTTTGGCATTTTTTATATGACTACTTTGTATCTTTTGTTTATGTTCTTTTGATTTAGGTTGTATTGCATTTGGAAACTCAACATTTCCTCCATCAACCATATTGTAGCCGTTTGGACATTTAGAATTATGCTCATTTATTAGAATATATTCTTTTTGATTTGCTTCTTCTAAATTATTTGCCGTGTCTAATAACTCAATATCAAAGTTCTCAATTCCATGCAATCTCATAGCAGAATGTAATACAAGTTTAGAACCTTTATTTGCTCTGCTTTTATGCCCTATCCATCTTTTATTTATTGATGTTTTTGTTTGACCAATATAAATTTTATTGTTAATTTTATTTTTTATAATATATAATTTATACATTTTTACTCCACATAGTAAATAGTGTGGTCTTGTAAAAAATGGTATTATAAAAAATGGTTATTTGAAACAAAAATTAAAACTACTTATTATCATGAACTTCCAAAAATCGAAGAACATCTTTAAAGAATGGAATAATCATCTAAACGATCTCTTGACAGAGATAACAGATGAAGAACTTCAATCTATTTCACAAGCAATAGATAAAGCAACAAATCATCCACAAGCTTTACCATTTAATGATCAGTTTGGTGGAAAGTTAAGAGTTGTTGTCCCTATTGCTTATGATCCTTATAGGGATGAAGGTCCATTAGGCAAACTATTAAATCAACTTGGACTTGCAGGTTGGAAAGTAGATTTAAATACTGGCTTAGCATCAAAAGAAACCGAAAGAGAGTTTGAAGGCGTTGTTAGAAAACAAACCCGTCAGATGAAGGTAAATGCCATTTGGACTACATTTTTAGATTTATTAAAAAAACACGAAATAATATTCGATAATGCATACAAACAAAGTCCAGATCTTGCCGATATTGCAGAATATGTGGCAACCAATCCAGAACTAAATAAAATAAGTTCTCAATTACAGGCTTTAATGGGAGAAACAGTAGCTGGTCAATATGCTTCTGGTATGGCTTTCAAGAAAGCCGAACAAAGAATAAATGAGTTTATCAAAACTTGGCAATCAGAAGCGTCAAAAATAAAAGGTAAAATGGCAGAAGAATCAACTTATTCTGTTCTCTTTTCAAGACACCCCGTAGATGTTTTGAGAATGTCTGACTTCAAAGATATTAACTCTTGCCACGCACCAAAATCAAGACCAACTGGAAAATATGCTGGTGGTGGTTCTTATTATAACTGTGCTATTGCAGAAGCCCGTGACGGTGGTGCTATTGCTTTCTTGGTTAAAACTGCTGATATAAAAGACGTTGATCTAACCCAAAAGTTTATTCTCTCTGACGAAATAAGAGGTGAGCAAATCGTTGATCCAATCGCAAGATTACGTTTGAGAGGTCTAAATCAACCAGAAATAGGCGTGACACTTGCTATTCCAGAAGATAGAGTTTATGGCGAAGATATTAAAGGATTTAGAGAAACAGTAACCGAATGGGCCGTAAAGAACCAAGGTTCTGATTTTGATGAAATAATACAATATTATTCCGAAGATAAAGAAATAAACCTATCTGATTTTTATCGTATTGGCGGAAAATATCAAGATACAGAAATCGAAAATCTATTTTATAAATTAAAACAGTTTATTCCTTCTTTGGAAAAGTATAAGCTTTCTAACCATACAAATTATGATGCTACTACTCAAAATGAAATAGATATTGAAAACGTTGGAAACTTACAGCAACTAGCAGCAGATATAGTAGAACAGTTTAATATTAATAGTCAGAAAGAAGATATTCCATTATTATGCGAAAAGCCACCTATGGTTATGATTGAAGGTGAAGATGTTTATATTGATCCAAGAACATATTATTATTATGATGTTTATAAGAAAGATGTAATAAATGAGAAATCTCTTGAATTTTTATTATCTCAAAAAGGACTTCGTTATTTACACCAAGAACTAAACGAGTTTGTTGAGCCAAAGTTTATTGGTGATTGGGATCAAATAAAGGTCGAGGATACTTCAACAACAATAAGAATAAAGTTCTTTTTGAAAATACCTGATTTTCTTGACACCTTTATTGGTAATGAAGAAGATTTGCACGAATATCTAGGAAATATCCATTATCAGTTTATTGCCAAAGACGATAAAGTAGCAGTTCTTGATTATATAATTGAAGGTTATTTGAGAAGAGAAGGCGTAATAAATGGTGGAGCACTAATAAACTTTAACAGATATATTGTTGATGGCGAAGCTGAAACAGATGGCGTTGAATGGAATTTAGAATCTGATGAAACTGACTATGATAATCCAGATGCGATTGTTGCGGAAATAGGAGTTTTTATCCCACTATCAGACATTAAAAGTTTGGATGTACTAAAAGCAAACTTATCAAACAAAACCTTTATTTCACAAATAAAGAAGAATATCTATAAGTTTCCACAGTATGAACTACTTGATGTATTCTTTGATTTAGATGATGACTTTATGATCTATATCAAGTTAGAACTACCCAAGGGCGTAGAAGATAAATACGTTGAAGCTACAAGAGAAATGATTACATCTTCAAAAGCAACCATAGCTCACAATATGACTGCCCTAATAAACTCCTTGTTCAAAGCTCAAAATACTGTTCCAAAACAAAAACTTCAAGAGTTCAAATATATTAACAATAGATGGAAGATGTTTTTGGACTAACGTATTGACCTTCAACTTATAGCGAGATATACTGTTTATGTATTGAGGATTGAATGTCTGTAGAAAAAGACACGTTTGGATTCTTTGGAAAAGCTTTCCAAGAGAATTTATGTCAGCTTATTCTTCTTGATCGTCCATTTGCGGACCAAATTAAAGAAGTCTTAACAATTGAGTTTCTAGAACTAAAATATCTACAAGTATTCGTTCAGAAAATCTTTGAATATAAGGATAAATACAAGGTTCATCCAACGTATGACATTATGACTACGTTGCTTAGAACTGGACTTGAAGATCAAAACGAAACAGTTCAAAAGCAAGTTCGTGATTATTTTGCTCGTATTCACGACAAAGAACCAGAGGGTTCTCAATTTATCAAAGAAACCTCTCTTGATTTCTGTAAAAAGCAAAAATTGAAAGAAGCTATGCTCAAATCTGTTAAACTTCTTCAAAACTCTTCTTTTGATGAAATCTCCAAAACTATCAACGATGCTTTAAAACTTGGCTCATCGAATGATTTTGGTTATGACTATCTTGTTGATTTTGAGAAGCGTTTCCAAATCAAATCAAGAAATCCCGTTACGATGGGCTGGGAAGAAATCGATGGTATTTGTAAAGGCGGATTAGGTTCTGGCGAACTTGGAGTTGTTATTGCTCCAACTGGTGCTGGAAAGTCGATGGTTCTTGTTCATCTTGGAACAGAAGCATTAAAACTTGGAAAGACCGTTATTCACTATACTTTGGAGTTGGCAGATTCTGTAGTAGCTTCACGTTATGATAGTTGCCTAACTGGTATTGAGATTCGCGATCTTTATACGTTCAAAGAGCAGATTTATGATTCAGTCCAGAATCTTGCTGGAAAACTTATTGTCAAGGAATATCCAACCAAATCAGCATCTACAAATACGTTGAAGTTGCATCTAGAAAAACTCAAAATGCGTGATATTCAACCAGATATGATCATCGTAGATTATGGAGATCTTTTGAAACCTATTTCTTCTCAACGAGAGAAGAGACAAGAGTTGGAAACTATTTACGAAGAACTACGAGGAATCGCACAAGAAAATAACTGCCCTGTTTGGACAGCTTCACAAACAAATCGTTCTGGTCTAAATGCAGAAGTTATTACGATGGAATCAATCTCTGAAGCATTTAATAAGTGTTTCGTGGCAGATTTTATTTGTTCTGTATCTAGAACAATCGAAGATAAAGCTTCAAACGGTGGTAGAATATTCGTTGCAAAGAATCGTAATGGACCTGATGGTTTGGTGTTCCCAATCTATATGGATACAGCAAGCGTAAAAATCAAGGTTCTTCAATCAAATGGAGAAAGTGCCTCTGACTTGATTGTGAAATCTTCCAAAGAGCAAGAAGATAATCTAAAAAAGAAGTATTCAAAGTTTAAAAAGAAATCAAAAACGGAGATAATGCTAGATGTATAACAAACAAGAAGTATTAGATGCAAGCTTAAAATATTTTAAAGGTGATGAACTCGCCGCAAATGTCTTTATGACAAAATATGCTCTTAAAAATAAACAAGGAACATACGAAGAAGTAACACCAGACGATATGCATAAACGTTTGGCTTCTGAGTTTGCTCGTATCGAAGCAAAGTTTGGTGGAGCAGGACAATTATCGTATGAACAAATCTTAGATGATATAAAAGATTTTAAACATATTGTTCCACAAGGCTCGCCTATGTTTGGTGTTGGCAATAACTTCTCTATTGCTTCATTATCAAATTGTGTAGTTGTTGCCTCCCCAGACGATAATGTTTCATCTATTGTTGATTCTGGCAAGCATCTTGCGAATTTATTTAAACGTCGTTGTGGTGTAGGTATTGATATTTCAAATCTACGTCCAGAAGGAATGTCGGTAAATAATTCTGCTGGTACTACAACTGGTGCTTGGTCGTTTGCCGACTTTTATTCTTATGTTTGTAGAATGATTGGCCAAAATGGTCGTCGTGGTGCTCTTATGATTTCTATTGATGTAAGACACCCTGACGTTGAAAAATTTGCTATAATGAAACAAGACTTAACAAAGGTTACAGGTGCAAATGTCTCAATTAGGATTTCAGACGATTTTATGGAAGCTGTGGAACAAGACAAGGATTTTACTCTTGGATTTCCTGTTGCTTCCCTTAATCCTACTTACACTAAAACTATTAGAGCCAGAGATTTATGGAAAAGTATCGTTGATTCTGCAACGAAAACCGCAGAACCCGGACTCTTAATGTGGGGCAATATTGAAAAGTACTTGCCAGCAGAAAGCTACAAAGATTGTGGGTTTAAGACAGTAACTACTAATCCTTGTGGAGAAATTCCTCTTTCTGCTTATGATTCTTGTCGTCTTATATCTATTAATCTAAAATCATTTGTATCCGATCCATTTACAGAACATGCAAAATTTGATTATGTAAAGCTTGGTCATGTTGCTTATCGTGCTATGAGATTGTCTGACGATCTTATTGAACTTGAACTTGAAAAACTTGCTTCAATCATAACCAAAGCAGATATGCCAGATGAAAAAGAACTATGGCAAAAGTTATATGATGCTTGTAAAAATGGACGTAGAACAGGACTTGGAACCCACGGATTAGCTGATGCTTTGGCTTGTATGGGACTTCCATACGATTCAGCAGATGCGTTAGTAGTAATAGATAATATTTATGCAACATTAAAAGGATCTGCTTATACAGAATCTTGTATTCTCGCACAAGAGCGTGGTGCGTTCCCTGTGTTTGATTGGGAAAAAGAAAAAGATAATGAGTTTATTAAATCTCTTCCTTTGCATATTCAAGATATGATTAGAATAAATGGTCGTAGAAATATTAGTATTCTAACTAATGCTCCAACTGGCTCTGTTTCTATTCTTTCTCAAACTTCATCTGGTTTGGAGCCAGTATTCCGTAACTTTTATATTCGTCGTCGCAAACTTTCACACAACGAACAAGACCAAATAGCAGCATTTGTTGATTCTGTTGGTGATAAATGGGCAGAATATAAAGTTTATCATCATAATGTAAGTCAATATTTGGCTAGATTTGAAACAGATATTGTTCCACATTTCTTTACAGAATCAGATAAAATTGATTGGAAACGCAGAGTTGAGATTCAAAGTATTATTCAAAAGCATATTGACCATTCTATTTCTTCTACAATCAATCTTCCAAAAGGAACAGCACCAGAAGTAGTTGCAGAACTTTATCAACTTGGCTGGAAGCTTGGATTGAAAGGTATTACAGTATATGTCGATGGTTCCCGTGATGGTGTTCTTATCACAGAAACCAAGAAAGATGTATTTCCACAATATAATGCACCAAAACGCCCTCAAACACTTGAATGTGATATTCACAATCTAACTGTAAAAGGCGAAAAATGGACTGTTCTTGTTGGATTGCTTGATAATAAACCATACGAAATCCTTGGTGGAGCAAACAAGCTTGTAGATCTTCCAAAGAGTGCAAAGAAAGGAACTATTCTTAAAACATCTATTACAAAGAACAAAGCAAGATACGATTTGGTTGTAGATGATTTAACAGTAAAAGATGTTGTGCAAGTATTTGATAATGCAAACTATTCAGCATTTACAAGATTACTTTCTCTATCTCTTCGTCACGGTGCTCCAATCAACTATGTTGTTGAACAAATGCAAAAAGACGAAACATCTGATATGTTCTCTTTCGCACGTTGCATCGCCAGAGTTCTAAAACAATATGTTCCAAACGGTACAAAAGCTACTGGTCAGAAAACTTGTGATGAATGTGGTTCAACCGAGCTTTCTTATCAAGATGGTTGCGTAAGTTGCACGACTTGTGGTTGGAGTAAATGCAACTAACTTGACATAGTTCTCCTGTTTGGTTATATTTATTTTATAGCCAAACAGGAGGATATATGGAAAAGTGCAATCATTTAGTCCCAAGAGAAGAACAAAATAAGAAGTGTAATCCTTCTGATCCAGAAAGTAGAATTCATTATTGGATTCCTACTGGAAGGGTTGAAACCATATTTAATGGTTTGATTTCTGCTGATTTTTGTTGTAAATATTGCAACAAAAGAGCAACCAACTTCTTTTCTAAAGATGAATATAATTTAAACAAAAGGTTTATTGAGGTATAATATGTATTTTCTATCCCCACGAAATAGATACTTGCTTGTAGAAGAGAAAGATGTTAATATACATAAACAAGAGGAAAGGTCATTTGTGCTCCCAACCAACTATCGGGAGAAAGAAGAACCTTATAAAGTTATGCGAGTTATTGAGGACTCAAATGCCAAATATGAGCCAGAATCTCTTATTTTAGTTCCAACAAATGTTATGGAAGAAATAGAGATAAACAAGCAAAAGTTCTATTTAGTAACAGACAATTATATTTTGGCTACTGTAAAAGAATTGGAGGGTTAAAAAGTGGATCTTAATGAACTAAAAGGTGTAGTAAGAGAAGTAATTCAAGAATCTTCTTTGTCAAGAATACACCAACATGTTTCAGAACATGATTGTGCTATTATTACAGCATTTAGAGGAGATCCATCTGATCACTCCAGTTGTATTCACGATAATACTCCTTCTTCTTATCAAGCGGATAATCTACAAAAGCTTGATATTAACAAACTTAATAATCGTGATCTTAAAGCAACGCTTTTAAAGCTTGGTTATGGCGTTACAGCAGTTGATGGAACTTTCGTAGAAAAGTTCGATACACCAGATGCAATCGAAGTTAAAGAAGATTCTTTGTTTGTTGTAAATCTACAAGATGATCCATCTTTTTACGATCAGATCAAAGTGCTTGGCAAAAAGTATTGTCAAGATTCCATTTTGGTTGTGCCACAAGGCGGAAAAGATGTTAAGCTTTATGGAACCAACAATTCACAGTTTCCCGGCTTAGACCAAGAAGTTTCTGTTGGAGATATGAAGTATGGAAGAAGTGCTGAGTTTATGACCAAAGTTCGCAATCGTCCAATCAGCACAAATGAAGGTCTTGAAACCTACAGCAAACTTCCACGACTTCAAAAAATGGCAGTTTCAGCTATAGCAAAAAAAGTGCTAGGATAAATGGACGCTATCCAAAAGATTAAAATTCTTGACGAAATAACAATATTAGAACAAAGTATTAATAACAGAAAACGTTTAATAACTTTACCTGATAAAACAGAAAAGTTCAAATCGCATCATATGCATATGATTGAACACGAAACAAAAATGATAGTAATGTTGAAAAATAAACTTTTAAAAATGGAGAAATAATGTCATCAGAACCTACAAAAGAAGATTATATTGTAAATTATATCAAGTCAATTGCAACTCTTGAAGAAGCTATGCTTCCTTTTAAAGAGCAACGTAAGGACTTGCGTAAATCTTATGTAGATAATGGTTGGCTTGATAAGGATGATATTAAGCTTGCTATTCGTGCTTATCGCTTGATGAAGCAAGACGTTGATTTTGATGAACTACGACAAGCATATCGTACCATTAAACAACAAAAAAACGTTATCGGCATAGTGACCGATGAAGAGGAAAACGAATAAATGGACCCACTATTAGATTTGGCTATTTCAGATGCTTCAGCAGAAGATGGAAGTGAAGAAGTATCTACTGAAGAAGTAGAATATACTGGTCAAGTAAATGATCAAAGTTTAGCTGATAAAACAGCTATTTATGAAACAACCACAACTGTTCCAACAATATCTCCTGCGGATACTATTAGACAATATCCAAGCTTATATGATTCATATGGAACTACTTTTGTTGCAATTGTATTGGCAGTAATTATAATTTCTTCTGTTATTGGTATTGTTACATATATTTATCGCAAAGCCAAATCAGATCACGCGGCTTTAACTCAATTCGTAACAACGATGTTTGCACTTATTGCTGGTGTTTTTATCGCAGATAAAATAATTGCTGGACCTTCAACACAACTTCTTAACGATCAAGAAGCACTCAAAGTACTTGAATTTATTCAACAAACTTGTTTGATGGTATTTGCTTATTATTTCGGCACTAAAGCACAGCCACCAAAAGAAGAACCACCAAATATGGAATAGGGTGATTGATGTATGAAAACAAAGTTGAGCTAATCGGTTATTATGGAAATGATGAAATAATTGCTCTTTCAGCTTGGACTTCTACATCCAGAGATTTAAGCGATGAAAAGCGTGGAAGAATCAAACAACTTCTTACCATGCTTGCAAAAGAAGGGCATCATACCCCTTTTGAAAAATCATCGCTTCACTTTCTCGTCACATCCGATATTGCTTCACATATCCATCTTTTAAAGCACCGTATTGGTGTTAATATTAATGCTGAATCTGCTCGCTATAAAGAGTTTACTATTGATAAGTTTTATGTTCCAGATGATTGGCCTGAGAATCAAAAAATCCAACTAGAAAATCATATCAAAAACTCTTTTGATCGCTATCATAATTGCATCAAGGAACTTGAAGCAAAGGGTGTTTCTCGCAAACGTGCAAAAGAATCAGCTAGATTCTATCTTCCATATGGTATTCAGATTACTTGCGATATTATGTTTAACTGGCGTTCATTTGCTCATTTTCAAAAACTACGAAATGAGCAACACGCACAAGTTGAGATTCAAGATATAGCTAAGAAGATGCTTGCATTAGTTGAAGAAACAAACGCATTTCCTGATACTATTCATGCTATGCGTATTGCTGGTATGCTTCCAAATGTAGAGTAATGAGGGATTTAATCCACCAATACGATAAAGTGGTATTTGGTTCCAATATGTGTGCTTTATTGTATGCATATATAAACCAAATACCACTTTTTTATTGTGGTCTTAACAAGCCAAGATATTTTGAATATTTTGATGCATCGTTTAGTTTTGGCAACATTAAAGATAAAAATTCTATTATTATAAACAACGAAATAGTAGAAGTTGGAATGAGGAAGATAGATTTGTGGCATTCTTTGTCTTTAGCTCATTCTATAGCGGGTGATAATCAACTACCAGATGGGTGTTTATCGGCAAGAATAGATGAAGATATGTTGAAACTAACAACTAAAAATTCAAGAGTTATAAAACTAAAATTTAATCATATGTATATGTTTGAAGAAAATATTGAAGGTTTGCCAAATATAAAACATATTACGACTGCTGGTATGATTTATGATTATTTTCACTTTTTGACTCTTCACGATTATAAAAAAATGCTTATTGAAACAGAACAAGATTTTGTTAATCAAGTATGGATTAAAGATAAAAACGGTATTGTTGTCACAAAAACACAAAATATTTATGAAGATATTCCAGATTATATGATAAGATTTCGTGTTCTTGAACTTGCTAAACAATATGGATATAAAGGCAAACAAAATGGTATTTATCATTACAGAAAAGAATTAAAAATTCCAAGATTTAAAAAACTTGATTTAAGGTTTGAAAAACGCATTATTGAAAAGACAGTTATGAACGAATACCATTCACAAGAAAACTTGACTTTTATTGAACCATCAGATATGTTAGAAGCACAATTGTTGAAACAACTACAAACAAATAGATTATGGAACCGATTGAGATCCTAGATTTTAATACTATTAGAAATTCATTTAATCTTGCTGGCGTTATTCCCGTCGCTGGATACCAAAATGAATATGAGAACTTTTGGCCTGATTATCTTCATCCAATAAATAAAGGATATTACCCATTACATAAATCTGTTTTAGAATGTGCTTATGCTGGTTGTGATACAATATGGGTTGTATGCAACTATGATCATATTAATATTGTTAAAGAACTAATCGGAGAATCTGTAATAGACCCAGCAACCTTCCAACAATTTTATATAAACAAAAGTGGCAGGAAGATGCATAGAAGAAAGATAATTCCAATTATGTATATTGGAATGGATATGAAATATCTTTTAAATTGCACAACTCCATTTAGCGCGCTTTATGGCGCATATATGATAAAGAAAATTTCTCATAAGCTTTCAAAGTGGATAAAACCAGATAGGTATTTTTTTAGTTTTTTAAATCAGCATTATAATATTAAAGATTTATACGATATTAGAAGTCATATTAAAAACGAAAATCCTTTTTTTGTATCCCATAACTCAAAAACTATTTTAGATGATATTCCTTCTGCTTTTACAATAGATAATAAAGATTTATACAATATTTTAAAGTGGTCAAAAATTAAAAATAACTTTTCTTATCAACAAGTGTTTGGAAAAATAAACTCAGAAAATAGTTATATTTGGGAACCTAAATATTGCTTTGATATTAAAACTTGGGATGGACTGAGAGAATATATGGGCTCTCCACTCACCAAGAACGATAAAGTTATAAACTCAATTTTTATACCATTCAAATTTAGAAAGTTATATAATAGGGAGCGAAAAGAAAAAAATGGGAATGTTTGATGAAGTAGAGGTTCTATCTGATATAGAAGGTGGCCCACCAGCAGATGATTATCAAACAAAAGATTTAGAAAATTGTTTGGACAAGTATGTGTTGCAAAACAATCGTCTGTATGTTAAACTAATAAAGTATGAGGTCGTGCCAGAAGAGGAAAGAACACATCCTATTTTTGGCTTGCTTCGTGGCAAATTCTTGGGAATGAAAGATACAGAGTATCACGGTATTATAGAGATATATAGCCCAACCCAAACTTGGAAACTTAAATTTACTGATGGAGAACTTGTGGAGTCAAAAATGATAGAGTTTCATCCTAATGATCCTGACAATACTGAACCAAATAATGATGGTAAAGATTCTGATGGTGATGTAGAATATTGGCAAGGTGATAATAAAGAATATCATTATGAACCAGAAGAGGAGTATAGTGAATAATATGGCTATTCCATTTGTTGGACTTCACGCTCATTCTGGTGTCGGTAGTATCTTTGATGGTCTTGGAAAACCAGACGAGCATATGGATTTTAGTTACTCTAATGGATCTGATGCTTTGGCGCTTACCGATCACGGAAACATGAATGGTCTTTCGTGGCAAGTTCTTCATGCGAAAAAGATGCAGAAAGAAGGAAAGAATTTTAAGCCAATCTTTGGTTGCGAAGCTTATTTCATTCCTTCTATTAGTGAGTGGCATACAGAATATGAGCGCATTCAAGCAGAAAAGAAGAGTGCAGAAGAAGCAGTTTCTGGCGCAACTATCGAAGATGAAAATGCATCGAAGAAAGAGATTAAGTCCATTCTTAATCGTCGTCGTCATCTTGTTTTGCTCGCACAGAATCAGCAAGGTCTAAACAATATTTTCAAGCTTGTATCTGAAAGCTATAAGACCGAAAACTTCTATCGCTATCCAAGAATGGACTATGATCTACTACAAAAGCATAATGAAGGTGTTATTGCACTTTCTGCTTGCCTTGGTGGCGTTTATGCAGGATGTTATTGGGAAAACCGCGACAAGGGCGAAGAAGCTGTTCTTAACTCATTCCGCGAAACAACCAAGAAAATGATTTCTATTTTTGGTGATCGCTGGTATGGCGAGATCCAGTGGAATAATATTAAAGAACAACACGAACTAAATCAATATGTTCTTCGTATGAAGGACGAGTTTGGTATTGGTATAGTTTCTACTTGTGATTCCCATTATCCTAATCCAAACGCTTGGAAGGATCGTGAGCTTTATAAGCGTCTTGGTTGGCTTGGAAAAGGTAAGCCAGAATGGGCAGATAAGGAAGGCGAGCTTCCTGCTGGTGTAGATGAAATCGGATATGAGCTATATCCAAAGAATGGCGATCAAGTTTGGGAATCCTATAAGAAGTATTCTGCTTCTTGTGGTTTCTCTTATAACGATGACGTTGTAATGGAAAGCATCACAGAAACCTATAAAATCGCACACCAACGTATTGAAGCATTTATGCCAGATAATACTGTTCGTTTGCCAGAGTTTGTTGTTCCTGCAGGATATACAGCGGGACAAGCACTTTCTCAATATTCTTTTGAAGGTTTGCGTTCTCTAAATCTTCACGAAAAGAAAAACTATACTGAACGTCTTGAACAAGAGCTTTCTGTTATTGAAGATAGAGGATTCAGCAAATACTTCCTTACTATGAAGGCAGTTTCTGATCGTGCTCAACAAATGCAACTTGTAGGTGCTGGTCGTGGCTCTGCTGCTGGTTCGCTTGTATCTTATGTGCTTGGGATCACACAGGTAGATCCTATCAAACACGGTCTGCTCTTTGAGCGATTTATGACCAAAAACCAAGATGGATTCCCAGATATTGATTATGACGTTGCAGATCCTATGGTTCTTAAAGATGTTCTAATCAAGGAATGGGGAGATACAACAGTAGTTCCTATTT